TAGGCTGGTAAAAGAAACAGGATTAAGGTTTTTAGAAATGATAGTTTGGGATAAGGGACACGCACTTCCTATAACATCTCAAGATATGTTAACAAGACAGTATGAGGACATCCTGTTTGTAGGAGACGAAGAAAGTGTTAGCAGAGATATGGAATTGTTTTATATGGGTACAAAGTACAAAAGGGCGTTCTTTAATAAGAAGACAAATAGAGGAATAACAAATTATTGGAAGTTGGATACGAATAGAACGCAGTTAGAAAATCATTCAGCGTGTTTTCCTGTAAAATTACCTGCAAAAGCAATAAACCTTGTAACACAACCTGATGAAATAATAGTTGATATGTTCGGTGGTAGTGGTTCAACCCTAATAGCCTGTGAGCAACTGAGCAGAGCCTGTTACATGATGGAACTAGATGAAAAATATTGCGATGTAATTCGTAAAAGATATGCAAAGTTTATAGGAAAGGAAGAAGAATGGCAGACGATAACTCCAAAGATATAACTTCTACTACAGAACAAGCAGAAGTAAAAAAGCTGGCAGAAGAATTGGGAACTAATAATCCACTAGGTAAAGGTGGGTTTGCTGATAATCCTCAAAATATAAACGCTGGGGGACGCCCGAAGAACGCAGAATCGTTTGCTTATTGGTATAGAATCTTCAAAGATATGTCAGTATCTGAATTGAAAGAGTGGCAAGTTAAAACCCCAGAGGCGAATAGAAGCGTTGCATCTGATTTATCTTTTACGAGAATATTGAATGCAAAAAAGGATTTAAGAGAATTTCAGGAAGTTGCAGATAGAAGTGAGGGTAAGGCACAGCAAACTATAAGAGGAGATTTTACGGGGAAATTAGATGTAGATATTCCAGAGGAGGTAGTAGATGTCTTCAATGAAGCAATTAAACAAGGACTTAAACGGAAACCTGCTGACAGAGGCGGGAATGAGAAAGAGTCTGCTGACTTGGACGGTACTGAAATGCCGAACAGCTAAAGGGGAGGTATTAGACTTTTACGACCATCCTTTTTTGTTGGACATTTATAATGACCCCGCCAAGGAATTGGTAGTAGAGAAGTCCGCACAAACAGGTTTAACCACATACGGAATAAATAAGGCTCTCTGGTTCGGGGATATGAATAATGTATCCATAATATATACCTTCCCTACAAGTGGTGATGTAAGTGAATTCTCAAAGGCAAGAGTAAAACCCACAGTACAGGCTAGTCCGTATTTATTAAGCAGGATAGCGGATGTGGACGCAGTAGAACTCAAACAGATAGGGCTATCTTTTATTTACTTTAGGGGTACTTGGAGTGAACGAGAGGCTATCTCAATTGACGCTGATATGCTTATTCATGATGAGACCGACAGAAGTAAACCAGAGATAATCTCGATGTATAGAGAAAGATTATCCCATTCCAAATATAAATATATAACTCATCTTTCTAACCCGTCTATACCAGAATACGGAATAAACGCCTTATATTTACGCTCCGATATGAAACAATGGTTTATTACTTGCCCAGAGTGTAAAAAAGAACAAGTATTACACTTTCCAGAATCTATACATATAAGCAATAAAGCTATACAAAATGATGAGACTTATTTTCAATGTGTAGAGTGTGGGGCTAGAATAACAGACGATGATAGAAGAAACGGTAAATGGATAGCAACTAACCCTGGAAGTAAAATATCAGGTTATCATATTTCACAACTCATGGCTCCTTGGATAAGTGCCGAGGAGATAGTTTATAAGTTCGAGAATGAACGCTGGAAACAAACATTCTTTAATATGGTGTTAGGGGAACCATACGCAGGAGAAAATGTACCCTTGAAAAGAACCGATATGCTTGAGTGTATCCAAAATAGTTGGGATATGCAGACAGTAGGGCGATATACTTATATGGGGGTTGACCAAGGGGACGAACTTCATGTTTCTATTTGGCGTAAAGAGGGAAACATTAAGAGGCTGATGTGGGCAGGAACGATAGATGACTTTAACAAGTTACCTGATTTAATGGATAGATACGCTGTTATAAGTTGTGTAATAGATGCTCTACCTAACAAACATTCGGCTAGGACTTTTCAATTACAGTTCCCTGGCAAAGTATGGTTATGTTATTACAACGATACCCAGAAAGAAAAGATAGTTTGGAAGGAAGATTTAGAGAAAAGAGAATATCATGTAGTCGCACAAAGAACAGAAAGTTTTGATATTCTAGCAGATGAGTATAAAACTAAGAATATTGTCTTGCCTAAACTAACGAATGATTTGGAAACCTTTATAAGACATCATTGTGCTTTAGCAAAGGAAAAAGTAGATAAGCCAGACGGTACTTATGTATTCAATTATATAGCTACTGGAGCAGACCATTTTGCACATTCTTCAAACTATGCTATGATAGCGATGAGTAGAGCTGTGGCAGGCTCTTTGGCTGATACGATTAATAAACCAACAAAGGACACTAGAACTATTACAGGAGGGTTGCTTACAAAGCGATTCTAAGTTTGTATATGTTTTAGTGATTGTATATGTCAAAAGAGTCAATAATAAATAAAATACAAGAAACTTTAAAATTCAAAACAACTAAAAGAACCGTATCTACCGAGTTAGGTGGCACGGGTACTAATATATTCGCAGGAACAATCTCAACAGATGAGTATGTAACCGATTTAAAGGGAACAAAACTCATTGAAACCGTTGACCAAATGAGATGGAGTGACGCCTCCGTAGGATTAGCATTATTAGCAGTTACTCTTCCCTTATTATCTGCTGAATGGGATATAACAGCTGCTTCCGAAGATAGTGCTGATGTAGAGGTAGCAGACTTTGTACATCACTGTATATTTGAGTTACTTCCTTGGAATGATAATTTGAGACAGATATTACTTTCATTAGTATATGGACACTATGTATTCGAGTTAGTATACGGATTCGAAGAGAATAAAATAGTCTTTAATAAATGGGCACCTAGATTACCTAAAACACTTTATAAATGGAATACTGAAAAGGGAGATTTAAAATCAATTACGCAGAGATTCTATCAAGACGATAAAACAATAGAAGTCAAAATTCCCATAGAAAAACTCATGGTATTTGTATACCACAAAGAAGGCGACAACTGGCTTGGTACTTCTATCTTAAGACAAGCATATAAACATTGGTTTTACAGAAACGCTTATTACAACATAGATGCTATAGCTACAGAGAGACACGGGGTGGGGATTCCAGTTATTACCCTGCCAGAGGGATACACAGAACAAGATAAAACCGAAGCAGAGGAACTCGGAAAGAACTTAAGGAGTAATGAACAGGCTTATATTGTACGACCTTCTGATAAATGGATGATAGAGATGCTTGATATGAAGTCCAGCACTATCAAAGACCCTAAAGAAATGCTTGACCACCATACCAGAGAAATACTTAAGTCTGTTTTGGCACAATTTGTAGAATTAGGAAGTGGGGGCGTGGGTAGTTATGCTTTAAGTAAAGACCAGTCTAAATTCTTCCTAAATTCAATGGATTCCATCGCCAAAGATATAGAAGATGTTATCTATAAGAACGCTATTAAACCTTTAGTAGATTTGAATTTCACCGTAAAAGAATATCCGAAACTCACGCACGGTGATTTAGGTTCCGTTGATATAGAGACGATGACCAGTGCTATACAAACCCTTAATTTAGCGGGAGCCATTAAACCCACGATTGAGGATGAGGATTACTTAAGAACCTTATTAAAGTTGCCAGAATTATCCGATGAGGAGAGAAAATTAAGAGAAGAAGAGGTTGAGGTAAAACACGAGCAAGTATTGAATCCTCCCGAAATGAATCCTAATAACCAACCTAATTCAAAAGGAAATCCCGAAGATATAAATAAAGAATTGAAGAAAAAAGAGGAAATGCACGAACACAAATGGCATAGAGACTTAACTCAAGCCGAAACCAGGGTTAAGTTTGATGAGATAGATTCTTATATGACCACGGAAGAAAAGAAACTGTATCAAGAATTGTCCAAGATTTTATTAAAGGAAAAGGCATATTTATTGCCTATATTTGAACGAGCCATTCAAGATAGAGATATAGCTGCATTACAAAGAATAGCGGGTAGGTTTAGCGGGGAATACGAAAGAGTATTTAGGAACGGAATTAAAAAGATATTTGAATTCGGTAAAAGCAAGGCTAGTTTTGAAATAAAAAAGATAGTTCCTCCAACAACCCCACAAGAGGAGCAAAAGATTTATGATAAAGCACATTATTACGCACAAAAAGGGTATCAGGACTTACTTGAAAAGCTTATAGGTGTTGCCTCGGTAGGGATAATGAATAACCTTATGACTAAAGAGGAGACTGTGGAAAAAGTCAACGGAACTTATAAAGATTACATGAATAAGAATGCCCTGATAGCTTCTAACCTAGTTATATCCGAGAACTTAAATGCAGGTAGAAAATTTGCCTTTGAACAATACATGGGAGATATTTATGCCTTTCAATGGAGTGCTATATTAGACGGGGGAACATGTAACTATTGCCGTAGTGCAGACGGGAAAACCATCTCCGCAGTGGATAAGAGTTTTTCCACTTATAAGCCAGGGTGGGTTCACTTTAACTGCAGGTGTATTTGGGTAGCGATATTAAAGGATGATGAGCCTTTACCCGCTTATACAAGTATCCCAGTTACCCTAAAACCGCAGACGGAGGTAGCACCCTGGGATTTTGAGGACATTGCATCGCCTTTACCAGGCAGTAGTTCTTTAGAAATAGAGCAAAGACTATATGAAGACGCAGGTGTTGGTAATAAAATTGCTTATGGGATAAATGTTTATAAGGAAAAAGATGGCAAGTGATAATAGTATAGGAGAGGACATCGCCGTAATAAAGGAAAAGATAACCAATCTATCTAAATCCTTTGATGATTTTAAGGAGGATAGCAAGGCTCTATCAAGAAGAGTTGATACAGTAGAAACTACCTCAACCAGAGTATCTGAAAGAGTATCAGGGTTGGCGTTGTTTCAGTCGGCTTTCTCTATAGTTATAGGGGCAATAGCCGCTTATTTAGGGGTAAAGAGAGGAAGTTAAAGTGAACTTCGCTTTGGACTACCTTCGAATGGTAGGTTATACAATTATTATATTATCCTCATTAAGAGGGATAGTTGTAAGAAAGTTTAATAACCTATTGTTTGTGGGAGATATAATAATGGCTTTTGCATTGCTGGTATCAAGTATGCGAGTGTCTTTGGGAGGGGCAAACGGTGAAGAAATAAGAGATATGGTGATGACCCCTGCTGTTATTATTTGGGCAATGGTACACTTTGTAGAATTATTAAATTATAAAGCTATAAAAAAAGAAAAGAAAGGAAGAATACAAGATACAAATGGAAAACAAAATTAAAAAGTTACTATCAAGAATAGAAATAGGCGAGGATTTTGCAGAAAAGCAAAAGACGCCTATGTCTGAAATAGAAGTATTGACAGAGGGCTATTGGAAGCACCCAGAGTATGGAGATATTGAGATTACTCCAGAGGATATAGATAAATTTGTACAGAATTTCAATGACAAGACTAGAAAGATTGATATTGCGGTTGACCAAGAACACAAACCTGATTTAGGAGCAGCGGGGTGGTTTAGAGAATTAAAAAAAGTAGTAGAGGACGGAATCACTAAGCTAAAGGCTAAAGTTGAATGGACAGCCATGGGAAAAGACCTATTATCAAATGGAATCTATAAATACTTTAGTCCAGAATTTGATTTTGAATACGAAGACTTTGAAACACATGATATGTTTGAGAATGTATTATTGGGTGGGGCTTTAACCAATCGCCCCTATTTCAAATCATTAGCACCAGTACAGTTAAGCGAGAATGTATTTATTTCATTAAAGAAAGGCGGTGAAAATAAAATGACCAAGGAAGAAATAAAAGCTAAATTGGTTGCAGATTCTAAATTTGTATTATCAGAAAACTCTTCTGATGAAGAAAGGAAGTTTTTCGATGAGGTACAAGCAGAAGTAACCAAAGAGGCAGAGGAACTCAAAGCCAAAGAAGACGCTGATAAGGCGAAGGCTGAAAATGAGGAAGAAGGAGAATCTCAAGAAGCGGAAGCTAAAAAGGAAGCCGAAGAAAAAGAAAAGACTGATAATGAGGCTTTAAAAGCAACTGAGAAGCTCGACGCCAAAGAATTTAACGACTTGAAGTCAAAGATTGGGATATTAGAGACCAAATTGAAATTCAAAGAAGTCGGAGAAAAAATCCAAGGATATGTATTTTCTGAGAGCAATCCAGATGGCAAATTATTACCTAAAAGTAATGAAGTTGCCCAGAAACTCCTGATGAGTTTATCAGAGAGACAGGGAAAATTGTTTGAGGAATTTATGGCATCTTTGCCAGTTGTATCTAAAGTTCTGTTTAGTGAGCTGGGAGGGGACGAGGGAAAGTCATTAGAAGCTTCTGAAGAGGCTGTCAAAAAAGCGGATGAACTAGCCGAAAAGAAAGGCATAACATTCGGACAGGCTTTAAAGGATGTGTATAAGAACAACCCAGAACTCGCCAAAAAGTTATAGGCGAGATTATTATTTGTTGATTTGAAAGGAAGTGAATTAGAATGTCACAATTTAAACCAGACGGATTGATTACGCTTCGTTCAGATGTGGACTGCCGAACTAACGGACAATACTACATAGCAGTAGTAGGAGACGCTAACGGTGATTTCGCATTTGCAGGAGCTGGGGCTAAAAATGTACACCCCATAGGAGTAATTCAAAATAAACCTAATACTGGAGAATTCGGCACTATTGCTACAAGGGGAACCTCAAAAGTAATAATGGCTGAAAACTGTAGTAGGGGGGATGTTATTGTAGGATGTGATGCTACCACAGGTAAAGGTGAAGTAGCAGACGCAGCTGGGGAGTTCGGAGTTGGTATTGCTCTTGAAGCAAATGCAGCGGGGGACGGCGGAGTAGTAGAAGTATTACTCACTCCAGGCGTACAGCACACTCAGTAATTGAAAATATAGTAGTAATTTATTAGAAAGTAGGTGAAGAAAATGAATCCAGTTTATAGAGATTTACATGTGGATGCAGTGCTAAGTAATGTTTCCACCAAATACGGAAACGGAAAAGCTATAGCAGACCAAGTATTTCCTAGAGTAAAGGTATCTAAGGACAGTGATGTATATTTTACATATACAAGGGACTTTAGAATCCCAACTACCTATAGAGCTATTGGTTCGGAGTCAAACGCAATCGATTGGAAACTTTCAACCGCAACATACTTCTGTGAGGAATACGCCTTGCACGATGATGTGTTTGATAGATTGAGAAGAAACGCAGACCAACCAATAAACCTTGATGTTGATACGACCGAAGTATTAACTGATGCTTTGATTAGGGCAAGAGAAAAGAGAGTAGCCGATATTGCTTTCTCTGGAACTTATGTAACTAATACAGCAGCTTTAACAGGAAGTGACCAATGGAATGACTATGCAGGTTCCGACCCATTAGGAGATATAGAAACCGCAATGTTGGCTGTAAAGGCAGCTAGTGGAATGACTCCTAATTTAGTGGTATTAGGCGAACAGGTAATGAGTGGTTTGAGGAATCATCCAGACTTGCTAGAGAGAATTAAATATACTCAAAAGGGAGTCGTTACGGAGGATTTACTTGCCTCGTTATTGCCTGGAAGTCCTAGAGTGTTAGTAGGAGATTTAATGTACGATTCATCCGCGGAGGGTGATACAGAGAGTCTTGGTTACATTTGGGGAAAGAATTGTCTAGTGGCTTATTCTGAGGCTTCTCCAGGTATTAAGAAAGTATCTCTTGGTTACCAGTTCTACTCTGAAGATAGAAGTGTTTCCAAGTGGAGGGAAGATAAGATTAAGGCAGATAGAATCGAAGTCGATGAAGTGTCCGATGAGGTGTTGGTATCAGCGTCTTGTGGATACTTATTGACAGCAGTAGTAGCTTAACCTTTTACAACGGGATAGGGGCGATGAGTAAAATCAATACTCGCTCAAATATCCTATTCCGAAAAAGGTGTTTATTCTCGAAAGGAGATGAAAAGAAACAATGATTGTAAAAAATAAATATGCAACCTATGTGGGGCATAAGTTTTTGGGAAAATTCCACACAGTAGTGCAGAAATGGACTGCACCTGACGCACCTAGTGCTAATGGTGTTCTTGCTTCTACATTACTAACAACTGCAGTACAAACTATTACCAGTGGTATTACTAGTCCTGACTTTCCTAGAACTCTAGCAATAGATTCTGACGGAGCAGCTACAGGTAATGTGGTAATAACGGGTAAAAATATCAGAGGAGAAGTAGTCACTGATACTATTGCCTTAAATGGTACTAATGCGGTGGAGGGTGTAGTTGCCTTCAAATCTGTTACAAGTATTCAGTTGCCTGTTAAAGCAGCTGCCGAAAGTGTTTGGGTGGGATGGGGAGATAAGTTGGGATTACAGGAAATTCCCTACAGTACCACTGTAATAGAGGAATGCACAGGTAATGCTAACGATACTGGTGGTGCTGTTCTTACAAGGGATAGTGATGAAGTAGAAAAGTGTTTATATGACCCTACTACACAATGTAATGCCTCGGCTAATAAACTAGTAGTTTATGTTAGTGAAGACACAGATGCTAAGATAGGTTCATATACCGAGTAATAAATTATTGCCATGCAGTCACCTCTGACTTGCGGGTAAGAAAAACATAGAAATAAATTAAGGAGGTTAAAATGGGAAAAAGAAGTCCGAAAAATATAGCTTTGGGTGCCAGAGAGTACTCAAAATTTAGGGAAACAGTAGATGGTGAGTATGCCGTAGCTGTATCAAACGAAGATTATGCTGTATTTGTATCAGTAGCAGCTACAAGTAAAGATGAAACTACTGTAATAGCAGCTCCAGGGGCAGGGAAGGCGTTAAAGATTAAGTATTTGATGATAAATAATGCCGATACAGATGCAAATGCAGTATCCTTTCAGGCTGGTGTTAGCGGTAGCGAGGTATTTAAAGTTTATGTACCACAATATGGCGGAACATGGAATGCAAACCTTGTAAACAATGCTTGGTTATTACCAGAAAATACAGCATTGGTGGTTAATTTGGGTGCTGCAGGAAGTGTTTATGCTACAGCGGGGTATGAAGTGATAGATATAAGTTCTACTCGTATGGCTTTATCAGATAGTCAAGCTATTGAGGAAAGTCAAGTAGGGGAACTTACAGAGGGCGAATAATGTCA